CACATGAAGACCACGAACGATGTCGGAGAAGGTTTCAGTTGACCGAACAACTTCGGTTTTTGCAATGTGAGATGCAGTTGCAACGGCTGACATGTGACCAGCCAATACAATTGATTCACCTGCAGCAGCAGTAACACCACTGATGCTAACTGCGTCAGTCCCACCAGTTACCAGAGCGGTAGACTTGTAGCACCTGAAGCCAGCAATATTGCCCTGCATGACAAGACCGTTACGCAGAGGTGAAGTGCCGTCGCCAGTTACCTGTACTTCAGCAAACTTTGCACCTGCACCAAACAGCTTTGCATAGAAAGCAGGAGCAGCAACGAACCAACGGTTCTCTTCTGGAACAGACTGTTCGTCAAGTTCTTTTGCCATTTCAAGCATCAGGTTAATTGCGTTGTCACGAGTTGTGTGAACAGCAATTGGTGTACCAGCAGTACCCAAAGCAGTGTTGGTTGACAACAGACCACCAGAAAGTGATGCGTCATCAGCACCAGCAATGCCAGCACCGTTAGCAATTGCTTGCAAAACGTTGAAGTCGTACTTACGCTTCAAAGAATAGGCACCTGAAGAAGTAGCCAGAGCCTCAAAGTTTACATGAGACTGACGCTCTTCGATGTCATCGATTTTAAATGCGAAAGCGTTGGCTTGGTCAACAATCATAGTTGTTTGGTCATCGGCCAAGTCTTGTGGGTTTACAGTAGAGCCACGTGAGTAGCTAGATACTGTGATTGTCGGTTCTTTGATGATACGAACCGTATCGCCAAAATTCTCAATTTCGCCAGCGTAATCGGTATTTGTGATGTCTTCAGCAACCGAAGCGCGACGGAAAAACTTAAGAACTTTTTGGCTGAAAATTTCCGGTGTAAAGTTACCGGAAGGCAGGTTATTATAACCAGCAGCGCGATTAAAAGCCATTTGCTTTTCCTTCCTTCATTTGAGGTTTAAGATTGATAGTCGATTCGCCCTTCAGCCCGTGCAGCGTCCAGTTCGCTTTCCAGCTTTTCGAACTCCCACGGTTTCATCTTGGCGATTTGTGAAGCTTTCCAAATCTTTTTATCTCCTGATGCTTCAGACGTGATGTCTTTTGCTTTAGGTGATTTAACTGCAGTAGCTGCAGCTTCATTAGATTTAGATTGTTTCTTCTTAGAGATACCTTGATCTGCTTTGTACAAATCTAGGACTCTAGAGGCCCAACGAGCGTCGGTATTATTTTTGTAGATACCGTCTGAAATACTTTCAGGCTGCTCTTGTAGCCAAGATAAGAACGTTTCATCTGTTTTGATTTCATCAAAGTCTGGATGATTGTTCAGCAGTTCGCGGTATGCACTTTGAACCTGTGATTCTTTTTCACGTTCCCGCATAACTTCTAGTTCTTGTTCTAATCCAGAAGATGTTTCTGCTGCTTTCATTGTAGCAATTGTTTCAACTACGCCGTACACATCAGGATACTCTTCACGGAACTTTTCTAGTTCTTCTGCGGTTTTGGGAAGAGATATGTTCTTTTTCGAACTTTGCTGCGACATTGCAGCTTCCAGTTCTTTTTCTCTTTCCTTAAAGCTTCGAACCTTATCATCGTAGTGACGTTTTAGATCATCATACCGTTTCTTGTAATCGTGATCTGATGATTCTTTTTTAGTTTCTACAAATGATTCGTTAGACTCTTCAGTCTCCGGCTCTTCTGCTTGTGCTTCAACCTCTGTGGTTTCTTCATCGTCGTCTTGGTATACCTCTTCTTTGTATTTACCACGATAAAGTGTTTCACTTCCGATTGTCCCAAAAGAATCATTGGGTTTATTTGCGCGGTGTCCGCGTACTTTCTTTGCCATTTTATTTACCTCATGTTGCGGGGCTACATGGCTGTAGGTAGCCGCTCCGGTTGTGTCAGGGCCACATTATTGTGGGTAGCTGACGGATCTCTTACGGGAACTCTCGTGTCATAAATGTGCGGTAAAATTCGTGTCCGCCAAGTTCCGTAGAAAATTCTAAATCTTTTGATTCGCGCATCCATTGGCTAGGTGCGTCTTTGCGTGTGTAAAATACTGTTCCGACAGGAAGCCTACGATTGCCTTCAGTCTCTGGATTTAAAATGTTTTGGGCTGCTGCCGCTGCTTTTGCTAAACCTTGAGATGCAACACCCTTCTTTACTTCTTTTGCACGAGCAAACAACGTAGATGGTTCTAAACCAGAAAAATGAAATGCACCACGTTTAGTTTGTTTTAAAAGCGCATCATCTAAAGTTTTTATATCTTTAAAATCGTAGTAATCAGAGTCAATGCGGTTTTGAAATACCTCACCAATTGCTTACCTCACCAATTGCTTCCATGCTTTCGATAGGGTCAGTAGTTGATTGTGTCTCTGTAAGGAACAATACAGTTAGCTTGTCTTCGTCAGAAAGACCTTTGATAAACTCTTTAATTTGACCCCGCTGTGGTTTCTTTTTTGCAAACTTACTAAGTTTAGAAATCAACTCATCGGATGCTGGCATGTAATCTTCCATAGGTATATCGTCACCTACGTCCTGTATTTCCATACCTTGTTCTAAAAATCCACCTTCGTTTAAACCAATACTACCGCCGTACTTAGCCTGTCTACGTTGTACTTCAGGCTTTCCTAGATCATTTAGTTGGTCTAAAAATCCTTCGCCTTTTAACTTTTCAATTTGTGCAACTACTTCAGGTTCAATTATTCTTTCACCTGCTGATAAGGCAACATCGACCATTCCTGTCTTTTTTGTACCTTTAACGTTCTTTTTTGCTTCATCAACTAACCCGTCTAGTACATTTTCAAACACGGCATTTGCAGGTTGATTTACAATAAAGCTTCCCTCTTTTACAGACGTGTACATGTTATCGGCAATGGATGCTTCTTCACTTACGGACTTAGGATCTTTTACTAAAAAACCATTTATGGGATCAAGCATTGTGCATCTCATTCATCATGGCAAGAAGATCATCTTCAATATCTAAGTTGTCTACTTCATCATAGTCGCCAAACATTACGCCATCTTCTGCTACAAGTCTGTGGTTTTCATTTATTAGCGTATACACAAATTCATCTTTGTCTGTCGGCGTAGCGTTGTCTGAATTTTGTACCCGCTTCCAAGTATTATTTTCAAAGACTGTGTGAGTACCTGTGACTTTTGTAGAACCGTAAAGGAACCAAGTTTCGTACAAACCATCCCCAACAATAACTGTTCTAACTTTTCCGCCCTTCTGTAACACATCTCCAATTTTGATATCTTCGATTTTTTTAAGTGAGCCATCTTCCATGAAGAATTTAGTACCTGCAGCAAAACAAGAGGAACCGCCCCCACTTGGGCCGCCCATACCGCTGTCTCTATCTTCCGACCTACCGCCACCACTAGCAACATCAGCTTTAGCAAAATCTGCAGCAGATTTGTTGGAAGTAAGACCGCCGCCGCTGTCGCTTTGATTAGATTGACTGGTGGCAGTGTTATCGTGAGGGCTACCGATACCACCGCCCGGACCCCAACCAGTGTCAGGAGAATACACTTCAAATTGTCCGCCGGGTCTTTCAAAGAATGAAAATCCAGCTTTTTCCAGCCCAGTTTTTGTTGTTCCCGCTGGCATATTACTAAATGCGTATCCTGACATGCTACTGGTAACAGGTTGCCAATTTCCAGATGGATCATAACTCCCAACTATGCTACCGGGACGAGTAGGGTCTGGTCTGCCCCCACCATTTACTGTGAAACCCTGAAACGCGGAATCCACAGCAAGCCCCGGATTAGGACCAAAAGGATCTATACCAAGTAATGTTGCAACATTATATTTATTTTCTGTCTGTGAGTAAGTAACTTGAGGATCTAATCCCATAGCTACAGCCCTAGCAGGACCGTATGCAATAGGTTGATTGTATAGCAGAGAGGTAACTAAAGCATCTTCGTACGCGGCTTGATCAACATTGGTAAACCCGCCGATATTACCACTCAGGGTGTAACCTTCAACATTAAAACCTAAAGCTTCAAGAACCTTACCGCCAAAAGTTTCTGATGTTGGCTCGACGCCTACAAGCTGATTCCCTACTAACCCTGTGCTGTATTGATCACTGACCTGAGACATTCCTGCTATTCTAGACAGGTTTGCCATATTCGCTTTGTACCCAAGCTGCATCAAAGGACCAAAAAATCCGGGCATCATAGCCTGTATGTGTTGTGATACTCCTGTAGCCCTGACTGTTCCGGTAAGAGGATTGACGGCTTCTGGAAAAGCCATGTAATTTTCAATCCCAGTTACTATGGCATCTTTTATAGAGCCTAGATATCCCCCCAGAGAAGATGATGAAGAAGAAGGAGTTCTATCAATAGATTCATCAAAATTGTCTCCCCGGTCTATGGTTTCCCCAACTTGTGCTGTTGCGGCTGCACGTCCAGTGCCAATAGGTCCGATAGGAAATCCGATACCTCTCCTACCCATCGGCGTTGGAGCAAAGCCGCCCTCTACAGGGTTTAGGACTAATGTATACGGTAATGTACGCAGTCCTAATGTAGAGTATTCAGCCATATTATATATCCCGCGCCTTTACAGCAGCATCGTAATCTTCTTTTAAACCTTTAAGCGTTTCCAGTGAAGTTACTTTCCCCTGCAACCGGAACACTTCCAGTTCCGATCTGGCCCCCACCAACGCCCGAACTGTCATCTGGATTTGCTCCTGCAGGTACATTTCCAGACTGTTCCATGCTTCCTTGTTCGTTACCAGCGGACTGATTTTCCGGGCTTCCTGCTTGTTGAGCATTTGCTAGTCCTTTCAGCATTTCAGCAAAAATTTGTGCTTCGCTCACGTCGTTTACCAAGCTGTCAGGATCGATATCCTGTGCAATTGCAAGTTCGCGCATCAAGTTAGGTATCTTGATAAAAGGTGCCAGCATGGGGTTGGATACGGTTTGTAATAAAGTAGTCAGTCGTTGGCTACGTACTTCTTTCTGCATAACTGCAGCTACACCGCGAGGTTTAATTTCTAAGTCGCCTTCAATGTCAGGTGCATCTTTGTTGAACTGCATATTCCACTGGAAGTATGCTTCACCTAGTGGCTTCAACAGTGCATCATCGATGTTCTTGATTACAGTCTTCAAGGACAAGCTTGCGCCACCAAGAAGCATAGATAAACCTGATGCCGTACGTCCGGTGCCACTAACGCCCGTTTGACCGTGCATAATAGATGGCAAGCCTGTTTCTTCATCTGCAAGCTGTCGGCTAATTTGATACATCTGAATATTTTCAGGTGCTGTATTAGGAAACTTGAGGCCATTGATTGCAGTTCCTGTAACACCAGATTGACGACGGAAAATCTTGCCGGGGAATATATCCATGTTCTGACCGGGAACTAAGCTTGCTTCGTCCACATCAAATACCAAGTTACCTGCAAGAGCAAGATTGTCAATTGCCATACGAACGTGACCGTTCATCAGCATCTGTGCATCTTCCATGTTCTCTGCTACGCCAACACCCCACATTTGGTAAGGGTTGATTTCGTATGGGAATACATGAAACGGAATACGTGCTGGTGTAAACGGATTTAGAACACAACGAATAATTTCTTCACCGCATACCCACACATTTACTTGCACCTGATCCATTGGACCCATCGAAGAAGGGATATCCATACCTACTTCGTCTGCAAACTTAGCGTCTAAAACACCCCAGTATTCTAAAACTTCAAAACGATTTTCCTGATAGTACGCTTCAGTTTCATCCTCACGAATTGTATCTTCGTAATACTTGTCAGTATAGTTCGAACCTTTAGCAATAACATTTTCTATTGCATCCTTATAAAAATACGGATGATTTATTAAATTGCGAAGTTGTTGCCGATTCATACGATGACGTTGAATTACATATTCAGCATCTTCTATACTTGTTGCGGATGGATCTGGATGAAAATCCCATACAGAAACATGTTCTATGCGAGGAACAACTTTTTCATATGGATTGTATGAACGCTCTCCCTCTTCGTCTTTTTCCCACTTGTGAACCCGTTTGTAAAAGTTAAATGGCCCCTTTACAATACCTGTACCAAGAAGAGCCGATTCAAAGATGGCACTTCTAAATACATTTACAGCACTGGTGTCCAGTAGCTGATCGTGTATTTGCTTTTCCATATTTAAGGCAGCTTTTTGTGCAGGTGAAATTTGTGGTTCGCCCATGAGTGCTGGGCCTTTCACAATAGGTGCACCATTGTATCTATCTTTCAATCCACCTAAAAAGTCTCCTGCTGGTGAAGCTTCAATTGCTCCCGGCTCTAGAGTTCTACCATCACCTTCGTAACCGTAAGGATCAATAATATCATCTAGCGGCGTTTTTAAATGAGCAAATTCTGCAATACCTTCAGGTACAGGCGTCGGTTCAATAACGAGCGGGAACTTTTTATTTGCAAACAAGATATCAATAATCTGCCCGTAAGCAGCTAATACCTTTGTTTTGGTGATTTTAATAAACACCTTTGATCGTTCGCTATCACGGTATTGTGTAGTAGAATCGTAGATACCACGAAAATTCTTAAACGCCTTTAACCAACGTTGTTCGTAGGCAAAGCGTCCATTCTCAGAATCCTCAAACTTTTTGCGGACATACGCAGCAAGATTCGGCATTTCTCCCGCTGGATCAATAACCGTTACCTGATCATCATCTGGTGGCTGTAAGAAATTTTCAGACATTTGTTTTTAGTAGTCGCGCTGTTCAGCCATCTTCATTACTGAAGGATCTACGGCAGCTTTGGTCATCTTTTTTGGCATGTCTTCGGTGAGTACACCTTGCTTTGCCTTTGTGTCGAATTCCAAGCCTTCGCGGTACAACTGGTTGCTGCCCATAGCATCGTCAACAGATGTTTGATCTGAATTTATGATGTATGATGCACCATAATTATAGTTGTTGTTTGGCATTTTGGTCTCCCAAATTATTGGTTGTAGGAAATGAAGCCTGTTGCATCGGTGCCAGAACGAGCGGCTTCTCTCGCTTGGCGTAATCTTTCTGGGTTAGAAAGAAAAGAGGTTGGTACATTTTGTACAGCATCTGGCACACGTATGGGCTGTGTCATCTGTGGTTGTGTGACAGGAACTACACGATCTGCGCTAGAAGCAGCAGGTTCGCTGCGCTGAAAGAGTTCTGGTTGATCAGCCATCATCCGTTCAATAGGACGGGCAGAGCCGGGGTCTGCTACTGGTGAAGCCATAGACTGGCCTGCTGCAATTACGTCACTAGGTGCAATTGGAAGAAACTCTGTAGCCCCCGCAACAGCACCTGCTGCACCAGCTACTGGGGTAGGTAGTCCCAGTGCTTCTGCTTGTTGCGTAACTGCGCTACGAGTTTGTTCTGCAGTGATAGCAGTTATACCATAGCCAACAGGGGGTAAGATAACTTTTAACGGCCCTTTGAGTGGCTTTGCCATCTTGAGAGCCTTTGCAAGAAAGTCCTCTCCTGATGCAATTTGGGCTGCTTTCTTTTGCCCTGACCGTGCTTCTGCAAGTTTACGTTCTGCTTCGACGATTTCTGGTGCACGTTCTGCACGTTCTATCATCTTAGCTTCTGCTGCTGCAGACTTTTCCTGTGCAGCTAGTTCTGCTGTAGCTGTTGCCTCTGCAGTCTTTGCTGCGCGAAGTTGTTGATCAGATGCTATCTGTTCGGGAGTGGCTTCGGTTACCTGTACAGCAGAACCTACCTTAGATCCTTTGATTTCTAATTTGGGGTATTCAGCGTTGAATGTTTCAGGTAAGTCTAGGTTTAAGTATGTGCCAAGCCCCTTTGCATCCATTGTCCCTGTAGCGTCTGCCATCAAGGATTCAAAACCAACGAGTGCAGAACGACGTGCTTCAAGAGAGCCTTGATTTTCTACATCCGCGTAGAAGCGTGTCATCACACGATCAATTTTTTCAGCCCCCGCTTCTCCTGTGTGGCTGATGATTTCTGCTGCTGCTTGAGGATCGCCTAACTGATTAGCAATGGCTGAAGCAGTGATACGACGAAGATCTGTATATCCACTTGGTTTGTTTTTTAATACAGCTAGGGTTTCTTTGTCTATGTTTGGATAGACGTATTTTCTAAGAGTCGCTGCAATTTTATTAGTATCTATGTTAGGAAATAACTCCCCATCTACAGCAGAAGCGTATCTACGCTCCATTATCTGTCGCATAACTGGACCAAGAGGTCTATCTGGGCCAGATGCTTTTCTACCTTTACCCGGCAACTCAGGATCAGGGGATATTAGTGTTCCTGTCGTTGGGTCGTAATATGGTCGTGCGGGAAATGTTTCTTCAGCAAGTTCTGCTGTCGTAGCTATACCGGATAGATCTGTTCCACGAAGTCCTAACATACTAGCAACAACTGCGTCGCGCATGACGGGATCAGGTATATTGGCTATTCCTTCCATAATGCCTTTTAAAACACCGGGTGGAACTGCCCCCTTTGCAAGTTTACGTGTGCCTGTTGTTGGCTTTGCTAATCTGCCTTCTGAAACTGCTGTAACATCATTACGTATAGGATCTACGACAGTTTTACGTATATCAGAACTAAAGTCTGTGCTTTTTGCAGCTTCACTTAATTCATTAAATGATGCATCAAGTGAAATATTGTTTTTGGGTAATTTATTAAGTAGGATAGAATATCCTTCTACTCCTTTAGAT